CTCTTGAGAAACAAGCAGCTATGCAAGAAGAAGCTGCTCAACAACGGGGACAGACTTTAGAGTCTAGTGCCGACGAAGGTAAACAAGAAGTCGAAGAGACTTCAGAACGTCCTGAGTGGCTAGACGAAAAGTTTGAAAGCCCAGAAGATTTAGCAAAGGCTTATAAAGAGCTACAACAAAAACAATCCAAGAAGGAAACTCCTAAAGATGAAGATCAAACAGAAGGCGAGGAAGATTCCGCTACAACCTCCACTAGCAACGCTGTCCAAAAAGCTACAGAAGAGTTTACGGAGACTGGTGAGCTATCTGACAAAGCTTTCGTAGAGCTTGATAAGGCAGGCATTCCTCGTGAGTTCGTCGAGGCTTACATCCAAGGACAAGAAGCTATCTCCACAGCATCAGCTCTAGAGATTCAAGAGTCCATCGGTGGCAACGCAAACTATGCTGCCATGAGCGAATGGGCTGGAGAGAATCTAGCTAACGGAGACCTACAAGCTTACAACGATATTGTTGAGAGAGGCTCAGTTGAACAAGCACGTGTGGCTGTCAAGGGCATGTACGCTCAGTTCTTAGCGGCTGGCGGTAAGGCTCCTAATCTTGCTCAAGGTGCTACCTCTGGTGCGGCTGGTGCCAAGGCATTTGGTTCTGCTGCTTCTATGGTAGAGGCTATGCAAGACCCAAGGTACAAGAGCGACCCTGCATATCGTGAACAAGTTGAGAAGCGTATCGCTGTCTCGAACGCATTTTAATTATGACACCAGAACTAATAGCAATGATTGGAGGAGGACTCAGTGGCTTCATTATGAAGCTCATCGGAGTGCAGATGGAAAACCAAGCGCGTCAATTTGAGCGTATGATTACGAAACAGCAGACGGCAGACGCTTCGGCTGATGCAGCTGCCAAACGTGATGGCGGTGTATTAGTCCGCAGATTTCTAGTGGTCTCAACCGTCTTTGCTATTGTACTTGCTCCGTTCATCTTCGCATGGACAGATGTGGGTGTTAGTGTTGCTAGAGACACAAACGGATTTCTAGGACTTTTTAAAGGTGTTAAATGGGATACTATTCAAGGGTTTGTAATCCTCCCTGAGATCAGACAAACTGCTCTTGCCATTGTAGGATTCTACTTTGGATCATCTCAAATAAAATGACTTTATGGAATTGGTATTACAAATCGCTTCGGCAGTAACACCAATACTAATCGGATTTATTACGCTAGTTATAATACTATCTAAGATGCACTACAGCATCGAGGTCTTAAAGGAGAAGGTAAAGATACTCTTCGACTTTCATAACAAGCATAACAAATAATTTCTACTCTAAGTTTAAAGTAGCGACTGAGCCTGATACGTCAGACAACTCATTGATCGTAAAATATACAAGGACTGAAAGACCACAATACTAACGAGAACATTCTGTTCTCACTAACTAATAAAAAACAAAAGGAAAATACTATGGCTAACGGAGACTTCTCCCCAACTCGTAGTGGTTTAATCCAAGGTGGGTCTGATGTAGATGCACTCTTTCTGAAAGTTTTCTCTGGTGAAATTCTTACGAGTTTCTCTGAGACAAACGTGATGAAAGACCTGCACATGCTTCGCACGATTTCTTCAGGGAAGTCTGCGCAGTTCCCAGTCTCTGGAATTGCTACTGCTAAATATCACACTGTAGGCGAAAACATCGTCGAGTCCGACTCTGGCTACTTGTCCAGCATCGGCATGAACGAGAAGATCATCACTATCGATGACGTTCTTGTTTCCTCGACTTTCATCGCTAACATTGACGAACTCAAGAAGCATTACGACGTTCGTAGCATCTATGCTGCTGAACTTGGTAAAGCTTTGGCAAAGCGTTTCGACATCGCAACGATGAAGACTCTCTATGCTGCTTCGCAAGACAGTGCTAACCTCAGCAACACTCCTGCTGGTGCAAGCATCACTGGTGCTACTACCAACACAGCTGCTGGCATCATCGATGCTCTCTACGCTGTTGCTGAAACTCTCGACAAGAACGATGCTCCAGATGAAGGTCGCTTTGCGATCCTTGCTCCATCAACTTACTACAAGTTGCTGACATCTGACAACGTCGCTATCAACAAGGACACTGGTTCTGGCGGTAACGTCAACGCTGGTACTGTTGCAAGCGTTGCTGGTATCAGTCTTGTAAAGAGCAACCATCTTGTTGACATCGCTGACTTGGGTGACCAGTCGGCTGTGGCTACTGATGACGGTTCGACAAACAATGACGTATTCGGTGCTAATGGTTCTGGTTACAACGGAGACTTCTCTGCGTTGACAACTGGTTCTGGTGCATCTCTTGAATACGGCATGCTTTGCGGTACTAAGGAAGCTATCGGTACGGTCAAACTTCTTGACCTTGCTACTGAAAGCGAATACCAAATCGAGCGTCAAGGTACGCTCTTCGTTGCTAAGTATGCAATGGGTCACGGAGTTCTCCGTCCTGAGTGTGCTGTTGCAGTGAAGCCTGCTTAACGATTACTCAAGCCCTGCCCCTCTTCGGAGGGGTGGGGTTTTTTTTATTACAATGGCAAAAAGAAAAGGACTTAGTTTAAGAAAGGAACACAAATCCAAAACAGGTGGTCTCAGTAAAAAAGGAAGAGACTACTATAACAGGAAGACGGGTTCTAATCTTAAAGCTCCTCAACCGCAAGGCGGTGCGAGAAAGCGTTCATTCTGCGCAAGGATGAGTGGGGTCAAAGGACCAATGAAGGACTCCAAAGGTAGACCAACTCGCAAAGCTTTAGCTCTTAGAAAGTGGAAATGTTAATATGAGTTTATACAAGAATATCAACCGCAGACGTAAGCTGGGCATCAGCCGTCCCAAAAGCAAATCAACTGTAAGCAACAAAGCTTATAGCAACATGAAAAAAGGTTTTCCTAAAAAGAAAGATAAATAATGGCAACTTTAACTTCTCAACTAGAATCCGTTAATGTGATGCTAGGTCACATTGGTGAGTCACCTATTAATACACTCACGGGTTCTTTACCTATTAGTGCTACCACTGCTCTAGCTGCTTTGAATGAAGTAAGCAAAGAGGTTCAATCTGAGGGCTGGCACTTTAACTCTGAGAAGAATGTCACCTTATCTCCTGTCTCTGGAAGCATCACTGTTCCTACGGACGCAGTCCAAGTAGACACTGATGACAAGTCATTGGACATCATACAAAGAGGCTCGGTCTTGTTTGATCGTGCTAACAACACAACCACATTTACAAAGAGTATCAAGGTAAACCTACTTCGTTTACTTGATTGGGACTCTTTACCAGAAGAAGCTCGTAGATACATTACACTACGTGCCTCTAGAATTTTCCAAGGACGGACTGTAGGTTCACGTGAGCTTGAAGCATTGATAGCTCGTGATGAATACCAAGCCCGTGCTAGACTTGAAGAGTCTGATTATGGCAGCTCTGATAGAACTATATTTGACAACTACGATGTAGCGACAAGAATTGGTGTGAACCGTAACTACGATATTTAATAATGCCTTTAATCAATACAGCAGTCCCCAACCTTATCCAAGGTGTATCACAACAACCTGACGCTACACGTTTCGCTGGTCAGTGTGAGGAGCAAGAGAACGCTCTTAGCTCTGTTGCAGAGGGACTGAAGAAACGCCCTAACACTCGGCACGTTGCTAGGTTGTTAGAGGAGGCTATTGATGAGAATAGCTTTGTTCACTTTATCAATCGAGACGACTCTGAGAAGTATGTAGTTATTCATGATGGTTCAAAGCTCCAAGCGTGGAATATATTAAGTGGAAACGAAGCGAGTATAAATGGAAACACTGGAGGCTATACGCCTACATCTGGAAGTTACCTTGATACTTCTAATGCTAGGCAAGATATAAAGGCACTTACCGTTTCCGATAACACTTTTCTCCTTAATAACAAAAAAACAGTAGCATCTAATTACACCAAAACGGAAGCCTTGGAGCAGAAAGGTTTTGTCTACATTGCTCAAGGTGATTATAAGAAACCTTATACAGTAAAAGTGTCGGGTGTTACTGAAAGCACAGATGACAGTAAAGCTACGTTTAATCTGACTTACACCTTCATGTCGGCACAGATACACCCACACCAAGGTTGGTTTCATCTCACTAGTATTAGCGTCAATAATGCTGGTTATGGTTATGCATCAGACACCCCTACTAGACTTAATTTTCACTTAAACGCTGGAAATCTAGGCGTGGCTCCATATACGGAATCAACTGTCAATCAGGAGCCTATTGTAGATGTAACATTCGTAGATGATGGCACAGGAAACGGAACTAAGAAAGTCGGTAGCGTGAGCATTAGTCCCACTGCTAATGATTGGGGAAAAGGTCTGTGGGGTTGGCATGAGGGTTCCGCTGGAGAACCTCTAACTATGGAAGGTTACGGAGCCTCGGTTCAAATGTTAGTGGGAAATGACCAGCCTGATACTCCTACATCTGCCACCTTTAGTGCTTTAAGTAGAAACTCTACAAATGCTTCGTTGTCCTCAACTTCCACTATTGCTCAAGCCTTATACAATGGAACTTACGACTACGCTAGTGAATTTACTACAACTGCTATCGTAAATAATGCCTTGTTTAATGGGACTGACCCTGAGTTTAACGCCGAGTTAGAAGGAAACTCTATTATTTTTAGTCGAGATGACACCAAGGGTGACTTTAGTCTCGTGACTACAGACGGACTAGCCGACCAAGGTATTAGAGCCGTG